TTTCATTACTCAATTTGTGTAATCGTTTTAATTTGTTCGTCTACTCCCTGTGTGAAAGTTTTCAACTTTTTCGCGGTCTGTGAACCGAATCGGTCTCTTAACTCCTGTAACTGTGTTGTGAAGCATTGAAGCTAATCGCAACTCGGCTGAGATTTGTCGTACTATTAGACATAGTGCGAACTTACGGGTATCTTGATCTCTCTCTCTCTGATTTTGAAGATGTATTGTGAACTCTGTGGTGTGAAGGCGGAAAGCCAAGCACCGTGGTTGGATCATTTGGCTGGGAAACGTCACCGCCAAGCTTTGTTCCGTCAACCGGACAGAGTCTTCATTGATGATGATGACTCCAAAATTGAGGATCTTCTTCCAAAAGTGAAGTTGGAGGAAACTGCAATTATTTTGCAGTCTTTGAAAGGACATATCACTCAGGCTCAATGCCGGCTCGGTTCTACCGTTGCTGCTGCAATACTCCTGGTGTTGTTTGTTATTTCTTCCACTCTTTGGTTAGTTGGTGTGAGAGCAGAAGATAGTGATTTTACTCCTGTTTTTCTGAATTCATGGTTGTGGATTGTCCTCTACTTAATTGTAGGATGGCAGCTTGGAAAGGCTGTCTCTTGGGCTAAAGCAACTATTGAAAGAATTGTCGAGAATTTTAACCAACGTGTTACATCTATGGAAAGAATTGTAGCTAATGTTGGTGTCAACATAGAACAACAAGTACAACAAGCTGGTATTCATTTACAACTTGCCGTTGATCAGAAGGTTGCCGAGATTGAGCAGAAAGTCTCAAATATTGCCAACCCCGTTATTGCATCTGTCTCTGCTAAAGTGGATTCAGGTGTGTCTATTGCAACTTTTGCTGCTTTAGCCGGTGCTGTTTATTATTTATGCCGTAATTTGTTTGTGCGTCACGCTGAAAAGAAAGAGGGCCTTGAAAAGCTCACTCAAAGTAAGGTGTTTAAATTGTTCGATTGTTTGGCATTAACGGTTATAGTGCCTATGATGCTTTACAATGGTCTTACCTTCGCATATGATATGTGGAGGCAGGTGAAAGTCATTTCTCAAATGGCTTCATCAGCTTGTTTCGGAGTTTCTCTCCTTAGCTCGCTGTTTGGTGGCTCAGATGTCGCCCCTGTTTTTGAACAAGATCATGTGAAGTTTGTGCAGGCGAGTGTTGAGTCTTTGACTCAAACCATTGATAAGAAGCTTGAGGAACGAAAGCAGGGTAAGGAGGAAGCAGTTATGCCCCCTTCTGAATCCCTCCCTCTTACAGCTGAAATTGATGTGTCTACACCAGCAGAAAAACGTTTGGCTTGGATGGAGAAAGTGCAGTTAGAAATGGCTGCACGTTTTCCCTCTGATCCGAGGTATGCCGCTATGGCACAACCGACGTCTGCTAGTGCACCTCGTTTGCCTGGTGACACGCGTGGCTTGGGAGCTCCTGTCGCAACAGTAGCTCCTAAGCTTGAAGTGCCTCCTACCGCCTTTGATGCGCTCCGAGAATATTGGAACCAGACAGAAGATTTGGTTCACTTGAACACATTGAAGAAACAGTGTGTTGATAGACCTTGGCTACTACCTGTGGTCATGATCTGTTTATTCTCAGTTTTACTTTTGGTAGTGAAATTCCTCCATAAGGAAAAACGCAAAGTCGGAAGGAAGGAAAAGTCTAAAGCTAAAGCAGAGAAGGCTGAAGCAAAGACACAACAACCGAAGAAAAATGCTTCAAAAGGGAAAAAGGCGAAAGCCCCCACATCTAATGTCTCAAAGGAGGCAAAAGATGGTTGTTGTCACATCACATCCGGAAAGCATATCTGTCCATGGTTTAAAGCTGGTTTCCCTATTAAGGTATCAGCTACCAAGTGTTGCAACATCCACTGTGGTGGTTTAAAATGTATGCATTGGAGAGAGTGTGATCCGAAAGATTACCCTGCTCTAACCACCATGCCCTCTAGCATTGAAGCGAAAGAGTGTGTACATGAGGCTAATCAGCTGAAATGTAAAAAATGTGGTTGGCAATATGAAGGTGAGAAAAGTAAGCAACGTCGTAAGGCAAATCGTACTGGCAAGGCCCTCCGTCAACGTGATGGTCGTGCTGCCTATCGTAAGCCTGGTGAAGACGATGGTGCTGTTTGGAGCCGTGATAACGGTGGAAACTTGGTTAAAACCAAGCGAGATGACAATTTTGTCGTCCCTTCTTATCTCCCTCATGCAGGGCTTTTGAATGATTTTATGCATGGTACTGGCGAAGCTAGAGTTGGTGCTGCTAAGAAGTTGGTAGCTGCTGTCTCTAAGGTGAAGAAAGGCCTAGACAAGAAACCTGGGAAATATCCTAAGGGGAAATGTTCTGTCTGCGGTGTCGTTGGTCATGTTGGAAAATCGTGTCCAGACAAAAAGTCATATCCTTGTTACTTCTTTTCCACAAAAGGGAATTGTCGTTTTGGGGATAAATGTGAATTTTCTCATAAACCAGTTGATAAACAAGAATCAGCGGTGAATGGAAAACGCTTTGCAATTGGCACATTGCAGGGTGCTGTTGGACTGGCACGCATTGCTACTCGTTGTCTTAATGCGAACCTTATGTGGAATGGAATTGTTGTGTGTGAACACATCTTCAAGAGTGAAGGCGATAATATCAAATTCTCTTTTCGGCACAATGGTGTTGTGTTTGAACATTCTGTAGATCGTAAAGATGGTCGGAAGATCAATCATGATTTACTTTGGTTTGCGCGTCCTGCTTCTTTTAAGGATCTTCCTTCACTTTATCATTCTTTTCCTGTTTCCGGGAGAAAGGTGGCTTTGTTTGCCTATGATAGTGATGAGGATTTTCTCACTTCTAGTATCAGTTTTGATGCTGCTAAGATTTTGAGAATTGAGGACGTGTGTGACTCGATGAGTCTAGCGAGTACGACAAAGCACAAAGTCGGAATTTATAAGCTGTCGTCGATCGATGGAAACTGTTCTGGTGTGGTAGTAGACGCTGAGTCTAATAAAGTTGTGGGTTTCCACAACGCTACCCGTGGTGGAGTTGAGAATGTCTTTCTCGCCATCACGCCGCAAATGGTTGCGGCCGCCACTGGATCTCCTCAAAAAAACTAGATGTCCCACTACCACCGGTTCCCTTATGGGAGAAGTGGTATCAAAACTACACTTCCAAGGAAATCTTTAGGCATCGTAGCCTAGAACCGGGGATTTTAGTGGGGCGTCGAAGTGAGGGGCTGGAATGGAATGGTGTGTCTCCAGGGGATTTGCCCTGGTTACCTTCGGATCACTTTCATCATTATTTTGGAAAAGGAAATGTCGATTATCTTGGTCTTGTGAGCCGGAAGGTTCCTCAGGATAAAGATCAATCGTGCCCAAATACAAGTCTTGATGAGTTCTGCAGAGAGAAAAATCTCAATGTGGGATCAGCTTATCGCATGGTCATCCCAAATCTGAATGCCTCTTTTAAGAGTGTTAGTAAGTATGATAAAGCTCAGCCTCAATTGAATGAGGAATCTTGGGCTATCAGTGGGCAGTGGATTATGCAGCATTTTAGTCGACACATGCGTGGTTCGCGTGTTCTTGACCAAGAAATTTGTGTCAAGGAATGTGATATGTCAACTTCTGTTGGCTATCCTCTCAGTAAGGATTTTCGGGATAAGCGTGAGCTTTTTCATCCTGAGATCCCTTTGAAAGAGCAATCTCTCAAAGCTGATCGCGCCATGCATGTCTTGGAGGATTTTTGGAATATGATAGGAAAACAAGAGGAACGAGTTATGCGACCAATTTGGACGTGTAGCCAGAAGTATGAACTTCGTGCAGCTGAAAAATTATTGAAAAATTCAATTCGTACTTTCACTGCGGCCCCGATTGAGCACTCAGTTGCTTTAAATCGTTTCTGTCTAGATATGAATACGAAATTCTATCTATCCAACAATAAGAATTGGTCTTTTGTTGGTTGTTCCAAATTCCTTCAGGGATGGAATGCACTTTTTGCCCGGCTAGCGAAACATCCGAATGCTTTTGAGCTTGATGAATCTGAGTATGATTCGAGCTTGTTTGCTAAGGCCATGTATGGCCAAATGGAAATTCGGTGGAGTATGCTGGCTGATGAGTACAAAACTCCGGAAAATTATCTCAGGTTTCAGCGTCTTTATGACGATATCGTTCATTCGGTAATTGTGCTTGAGAATGGTGAGCTTTGTCAGAAGCACACTGGGAACCCGTCTGGCTCAGCCAATACGATTGTGGATAATACCATGATTTTATTTCGGCTGTTTGCATATGCGTGGATTGAACTCGTTCGAGTAAAGTTTGGGAAAGCCAATGCTGCATCTTTTGCAGCGGCGAATACCGATGATATTTTAGCGAGGGATTATTCTGGTGTAGTTTTTGGAAGCTATGAGGATTTTATGGAAAATGTCGAAGCAGCCTTGAATGGTGACGACAACACGTTCACAGTGTCACAGCTGTGCGTGTCCTGGTTTAACCCTAGGACCATTGCCCCAATTTGGTCAGCCATTGGCATTACGACCAAAACCCCTTGTGAGGAGCCTCGTGCTCTAAAGGATGTTCAATTCCTGTCGCAAGGTTTCCGTGAAGATAACGGCGTCTGGCTTCCTGTGCCAGATACAGACCGTGTTTTGTGCTCCCTTCGTTGGGGTTCTAGTGACGACGATGTTCGTTGGCACTTGATGAGAGCGTATGCGCTTCGATTAGACTCTTGGGCAAACCTTGAGTGTCGAGCCTTCATCGATCAATATATCGATTGGATCTGCAATCATGCAGAGTACAAAGAGCAGTTATGTGGTGAAATTAATGGGATCCACATGTCCGACATTGATGCTATGCACAAGTCGAACGATTGGTGTTGGGCATTATATGCCGGTTTGGAATCGAAGGGCTCTCCGCTGGTAAGCGAGTACTCGTCCCTTTTAAAATTTTTCCGAACTCAGTTTGAATCTGCAACTCAAAACTCTCTTCCTTCTTCTTCTTCTTTCTTACTCTCATCCTCTGTATCTCTATAACTTGCCATGGCTGGTCCGAAAGGTAAAGCCCAAAAGAAAGCCGCTAAGAAAGCGGCTAAGCGCAAGAAACAGGGACCGAGGAAATCCCCAAAAACAGGCCCCTCGAAAAAGGGCTCTTCTCCCACGCGGAGTGTTCCTGGTGTTATGTCCTCTGTTTCGGATGGACTGAATACTGGAATGGTTTGGAAAAATTCCAATCAGGTTCGTGATCATTTTAATCGGAGATTTGAAAAAGTCGCTGATTTGATTTCACCTGGGGCTGCATTTACAATTTTGCAGTCGCTATTTTTGAATCCGGGCAATTCTGTGTTGTTTCCGGTTTTCTCCCAGATAGCCTCAACTTATGAGGAGTACATTTGTCACCTTTTGCGGTTTTGGTATCGCGGGGAGTCGTACACGGCCATTAGTGGCGTTGCTGGTTCTGGTATTGTCGCTTTTGCGACTAACATGGATCCTGATGATCCTGGCTTCACGAATGTGAGCCAAATGGAAAATTATGAAGGTTCAGTGAGCGGTCCTCCGTTTGCTGGCCACTTCATGCACGATGTGCAGGAAGTTCACAAAGCTAAAGGCCGGAATCGATCTGGCGGCGCTCAAATGGCGCTGAATCAATACTTTGTGTATAGTTCCGCTAATCAGGCGGCTCCCGCGAATTCAACTGCCAAATTTTATGATCTTGGATTGTTCCAAGTGGCTACGAATGGGTTGGCTGTAGTGGCTACTCAGGCTGTGCCTATTGGTGAGTTGTGGGTTGAACATGAATGGACTCTGATCCGGCGTAAACAAGAAACGCCGATTGGTCAGCAAGCCTTGTACGCGCACATTGTTGAGTCACCAGCTGCTTCTGCAGCTGCTGCTGGTAGTGCCTTTATTGGCACATCTGGAGGCCTGCTTCGTGCAGGTTCTACAATACCGTGTGTTTCCACATCTACCACAATTAGTATGCCCGTTGCTGGCACGTTTCTCTGCTGTTTTCAGGCCTCTGGGTCTGTTACTGGTGGGATGACTGTTAGCCTTGGGTCGAACATTAGTGGTTCCCTTTTGATGAATGACAGCGCTAATTCAAACAGAAATTCTGTTTCGAGTAACGTTGCGATATATATTGGGATTCATGTTGTGAGCGGACCTGGAACTGGTGCGGCGAACCTGATGACTATTGGAGGTCTGACGGCGCTTGCAGCGGGGACGTTTGATTGTTTTATTGCTCAGATAAGCGGTGGGGCAACCTTTACGTCTAGGCCTTCGTTGAATCAAATCACGTCGGCCTTTGATGCGTTGTGTGAACGCTTTGATAAGCTTGAACAAAGACTTGTCACTGGCTCAGATTCTTTGCAGAAATGTATTGTGTCTGAGCCAGATACCCCTTTTGAAGAGGAAAAGGGGCCAGAGCTTGAAAGCTCTGTTCACATCTCTAAGTCAGCTGCTGAGCAGTTGATGAGGGGACTCGGCTTGAGGAAGTAATTCCCAAGCTTCTCTTACGGTGTGCGAACTCCCGTTACCTTGTCGTGTGTTATAAATGATGGATCATCAACTATTGTAGGATCTGCCAGATTTTAAGTTTAACTCGCGGCAGTTTAAAATTCGTGTCTTCCTTTGGAACAGGCTGTGGTGGCCTCGAAATATCCCGGCTGAAACAAACCGGTAATGTCTCCGTTCGAAGACTCTTAGTATGATGACCAATTCATTTCACACATAGGTGGAGATGTAGTTCATCGTTGCGCCTGACTTTGTTGTCTTACTCGTTTCAATTTTCGTGGAGAATAAACTTCACAGTTTTTATGAGTTGAGTAATGTCCAATTTGGATGTGATTGCGC